AACCCAATAAGTTTGAAATATGGCAAAATGGTAATATGATTAATCAAGCATCAAATGCTCGTGACTATCAGAAAGTACTAGAACAAAACATTTTGAAATTAAATCATAAATCATTTCACCAGATAGTTGTTCTTGGAAGTAGTTCCTTCATACCATTTATGCAACTACCCGCGTGGTCACGTAGGCAAGTCATTGAAGATCTTTTAGATATTAATATATTCTCTAAAATGAATATGTTACTCAAAGAAAGAAATGCCAAAATACGTGAAGAGATATCAGATATTAGTCATCAGATTGATATTACCAAAACTAAAATTGAATCACAAAACAAATACATTAAGAGTTTACAATCATTAAATAAAGATCAGATTGTAAATAAGCAAAAGTCAATGGATGTACATAAAGGTGAAATCAAAAAGTTATTTGAAGAAAGCAAAGAGATGTCTACTAACTTAACTGCTTCAATATCTTCAGAAGAAAAGTCATCCCAGGAACTCTTAAAGAAAATATCTGAAATGAATTCGTATGACATGCAGTTTAATAATAAGATACATGACATGGTTGAAGAAAGTAGATTCTATGAAGAGAATGATAACTGTCCAACATGTGATCAGGAAATTACTAAAGAATTAAAAACCGAAAAGATTAAATCTGTTAAAGATAAGGCTAAGGAAATACAAACTGCTAAATCTGAATTACAACAAAAGATTACTGAAGTAAAAGTAAACCAACAAGAGGTTGCACAAAATCTTAATAAGTTAAGACAAAAGCAACAAAAGATTAATTCAAATAATGATTCAATAGCTTTATTACAAAAGGAGATTGATAAGATACAAAAAGAAATCAATACTCTTCAAGGTCAAACTGGTGATGTGAAAAAGGCTAAGACAGAGCTTAATGAATTCAGAAAGAAAAACGAACAACATATTGAGAAGAAACTTGAGTATGTAGAGGAAAGAACTTATAATGAGGTTATAGGGGAAATGCTTAAAGATACTGGTATTAAGACGAAAGTTATCAAACAATACTTACCTGTGATGAATCGTCTTATCAACCAGTATCTGCAAGTGTTGGATTTCTTTGTATCGTTCCATCTTGATGAAAACTTTAATGAGACTATAAGGTCAAGACACAGAGATAGTTTTAATTATGCATCTTTTTCTGAGGGTGAGAAACAAAGAATTGACCTATCGTTATTATTCACTTGGAGACAAATCGCTAAAATGAAAAATAGTGCAGCAACAAATCTCCTCGTATTGGATGAAACATTTGACTCAAGTCTTGATGTTGATGGTGTCGATAATCTTATGAAGATACTTGATACATTGGACGAAGGAAGTAATACATTTATTATATCACATAAAGGTGATGTGCTTGAGAATAAATTCAGAAGTAAGATCGAATTCTTTAAGGATAAGAACTTTTCTAAAATCAGATAGTGGGGCTGTAGCTCAGTTGGGAGAGCATCTGCTTTGCACGCAGAGGGTCGGGGGTTCGAATCCCTTCAGCTCCACCATGTATTCTGCATATAGTTCAATTGGATAGAACAACAGCCTTCTAAGCTGTAGGTTCCAGGTTCGAGTCCTGGTATGCAGGCCAAATGTTACATTTATGTTACAACTCTGTTACAATTGTGTAACAATTTCAATTTAGCTATATACTTTTACACAAGACTGTGGTATAATAGTATACATAAAGGAGTGAAAAAATGAATAAAGGTATTCTACCAAAATTACTAGCAAAGGAAAACATTACCATTCAACATGGTAACTACAATACTGCTTGGTTCGATATTAAAAATAGAGTCCTAGGTCTTCCTAATTGGAAAGACATGGGTAAAGATGTATATGATTTATTAATAGGACATGAAGTAGGGCATGCTCTTGAAACACCGTTTGAAGGTTGGCATGATAGTCCTGAACAATTGGAAGGTTGTCCTAGATCATATATTAATGTAATCGAAGATGCTAGAATCGAAAGAAAAGTAAAATCAAGATATCCAGGTCTTGTGTATTCATTTAGTAAAGGTTATAAAAAGCTTTTTGATGATGAGTTCTTTGGTGATCTATCAGATATTGATTGGGACCAAACTAAACTTATTGATAAAATTAATCTTAAAGCAAAAATTGGTAGCTTAATTGATGTACCATTTACTGCTGATGAACAAGTCTATATGGATAGAGCTATGGCTACTGAAACATTTGAAGAAGTAGTTCAACTATGTAGAGATGTATTGGCTTATACAAAGGAAAATCAAGAAGACCTTTTAAAACCACCAGCTCCTTCACAAAACGACAACGAAGAAGATAATAATAACGAAGACCCTACACAGAATATGGGTCATGATGATATGGAGAGTAGCGATGAAGAATCTGAAGATAGAGAACAAGAGGCTAAGACTAATGGTACTACAGAAGAAAGCGAAACAAAGGCAGATAGTACTGAACAAGATCAAATTGGCCATGGCGGAGACGAAGATGTTTCAATCACCGATGAAAATTTTAGAAGGAATGAAGAAACATTAGTTGATCAACCAAACGAAGGCAATAAAGTCATGATTTGTAATGAACCAAATGCAGACATTCGTAAAAGAACTGTTATATCTTATAAGCAATTAGCTAGGGATAGAAAAGAAAGAATTGAAAAGCCAGGTAGAGATTACTATGATGAGTATTGGAATCAAGAAAAAAGAGATGAAGTTGACTTTCATTATAATGACTATATTAAAGAAGTCAAAAGAAATGTTAACTATGCTGTAAAAGAATTTGAAATGAGAAAAGCTGCTTACAGATATACTAGAGCAACTACTGCAAAAACAGGTTCAATTGATGTTAATAAATTATGGTCATATAAAACGAATGATGATATCTTTAATAGAATTACAAGATTAGCTGATGCTAAAAATCATGGTATGTTTATGTTAGTAGACTTTTCAGGTTCAATGTCACATACAATGCATAAAGTTATTGACCAACTTATTCACACAGTAGTATTTTGTAAAGCAGTAAATATTCCATTTGATGTCTATGGATTTACTACAACTAATTATGGATCAAGAGTTCATTTTGACCAAGAAATATCAGATGAACACCTTTCATTAGTACAACAAATTTCAAGTGAATTAAAGAAAAAAGATTATGAAGAAGCTCTTAAGTTTTTATATACAAGAGTTTACATGGCTGAAACTTGGCATAATGCAAGTATACGTGATTATGGTTCTCCATACGAAGACTGGGGTTCAACACCTTTAAATACATCACTTGTTATATGTACTCGCTTAATGGAAAACTTTAAAAGAAAGCATAACATTGATAATATGAACTTAGTTGTCTTAACTGACGGTGATACTAATAGCATGAGAATACATAAATCAGAAGCAGTATCAGATGATAAAAGACAAGACATTGATCAATATTGGTGTAATGATTATAGATTACACCTTAATGGTAAAATTGTAAAGCTCACAAACCTTGGACAAACAGGTACTAAAGAATTACTTAATCATTTAAGAAAAGAATATGATATCACAACTATTGGTTTCTTCCTTGGTGATAACCATTGGGATGTTAGAAGAAAACTTGATGATGTAAGATATGACATTGACAGATGGGCTGATGATTATGATTGGAAAAGAAAATGTCAAAAAATGTTTACTAAACATAAAGTTGCAATGTTTGATAATGCTCTTGGTTATGATAACTTCTATGTAATTAAATCAAAGCAAATGACAACAGATGCAGATGAATTTGAAATTAATGATGATGCTTCAAAAGCTCAAATTACACAAGCTTTTAAGAAACACAGTAAGTCAAAGAAACTCAATAAATCTTTATTGACTAACTTTGGTAAGGCGGTAGCATTGTGAAAATAATGGCCACTTTTTTCACTCCGGCTATTTACAATGCTACCCAACTGTGGTATAATAGAACTATAAATTGATAAGGAGAAAAATTATATTATGAACGAGATGAAAATATCCACAAGAAAAATTGTCGAAGAATTGGCTAAAAGGTATCCAGACACCGAAACTTTTAGAAAGTCAACTATTGTTGATATCGCTAAAGAATTTGGTTATAGTGGAAAAGACTTTAGTCCATTACTTACGACTGACAATAGAGTCAAAATTGGTACATACGATTTAGCATCGGTGATTATACCAATAAGAGAAACAATAAGCAATACAGTAAGCACACCACAACCTGCTACTGCTATGGCTATGCAATCAATTGTAAATGATGAAAAGAACTTTGCAGTTAAAGATGAAACATTTGTACCTTGGGGTGCATTTGCAGATATAGTCAAAATTTTAAAATCACAAATGTTCTATCCAACATACATTTCAGGTTTATCAGGTAATGGTAAAACATTTATGGTAGAACAAGCATGTGCTAAACTCAATAGAGAATTTATTAGAGTACAGATTAATCCAGAAACAGATGAAGATGATCTAATCGGTGGGTTCAGATTAATTAATGGAGAAACTGTATTCTCAAAAGGACCAGTTCTTAAAGCTATGGAAAATGGCGCAGTCTTATTACTTGATGAGATTGATAGAGCTACAAACAAAATTATGTGTCTTCAAGGTATCCTCGAAGGTAAGCCAGTTATTGTCAAAAAGACTGGTAAAACAGTACATCCTGCTCCAGGGTTTAATGTAATTGCTACTGCAAACACAAAAGGTAAAGGTTCAGAAGACGGTAGATTTACTGCGGCTTCAATTATTGACGAAGCTTTCCTTGAAAGATTTACAGTTGCTATTGACCAACAGTTTCCATCATTAGTAATCGAAAAGAAAATTGTTAATAAGCACATGGAAAAATTTGGTGCAAGTGATGAAGACTTTGCAGATAAGTTAGTTACTTGGGCAGATGTTATTAGAAAGACATTCTATGATGATGGAGTCGATGAAGTAATCTCTACTAGAAGATTATGCCACATCGTTCAAACATTCTCTATCTTCGATAATAGAATGAAAGCAATCGATATGTGTATCTCAAGGTTTGACCTCGATACAAAAGAAGCGTTCCTTGATCTCTACACTAAAGTAGATACAGGTGCAATCACTAATGAGGAGGAAGCAAATGTTGAGGTATAATTTTAAAAAACAAGCTATACAAGAAGGTCTTCCTTGGAATGAATGGTCTTACTATGAAAAAGAAATATATCGAAAAAAGGTAAGATTAGAAAATACTAGACAAGATGAAATTAAATTTTGCAAAGAATTATTAAATGACCCAAACTATCAAAGCGATAGGTTAAACCTTCAAGCAGAACTTGATATATTAGAAAATAAAATGAATATGTATGATGCACTCAATCATAGAATAAATGCTGCAATACAAAAGTATATGGAGGCAACAAATGTTTAATAAAAAGAATAAAATCAATTATAAGTTTAATGAAGGAGCTCTTATCCAGGAGCTCCAGAATTATATAGACGGTACCTATGATGGTCACTACTCTAAAAATAGATTTCAATCAACGGAGTTTATTTCAGACTGTGGACATGGTATAGGATTTGCCATTGGTAACATACTTAAGTATGCACAAAGATATGGTAAAAAAGGTACCCCAGGTGACCACAGAAAAGATTTGCAAAAGGTATTGCATTATGCTATCATTGCTCTTAACGAACACGATAAGGCAAATTAGCGGTGTACTTTACAACGAAACTGTGGTATAATATTATTATTAATGAGGAAATGAAATGAATTTATCAAATGATACATTGAATGTTCTAAAGAACTTTGCTTCGATTAATCCGAACATTGTTTTTCAACCAGGGCAAAAACTTAAAACTATATCTGAATCAAAAACCATTATGGCACAAGCAGATATTATTGAGGATATGCCAAAAGAATTCGGGATATATGATCTTAACGAATTCTTATCGGTATTCAATCTAATTGAAAACCCAAGCCTTGAGTTTGAAGACAAATCGTTATTAATATCGAATCAAGTTGGTGGATGTAAATTACCTAATAGACAGAAAATAAGATATTACTTTTCTGAAATAGATATTTTAACATCACCACAAAAGGACATACAAATGCCTAATGCAGAAGTTGGTATACCTCTATCTGAAGATATATTAAATCAGATAAGAAAAGCCGCTGCTGTCCTAGGGCATACAGAACTTTCTCTTAAAGGTGAGAATGGCGTGGTAAGTGCATCAGTAGTTAATACTCAAGATGCAACATCCAATGCTTATACAATAGAGTTAGAACAAGAAATTACTTGTAATAACGACTTCAACTTTATTGTAAGTATTCCTAATTTGAAATTGCTACCAGGCGATTACTTTGTAAGTATATCTTCAAAGCTAATCTCTAACTGGACTAATAGTAATTATCCAATAGAATATTTTATCGCTTTAGAGAAAAACTCAACTTTTAATGTATAAATATATTAGAAGTTATTCTCCATTTAATTATGGAGATAAGTATGGAGGTGCTCATGGGGAGGCCTCTGAATTTAGTCTAAACTTTGCAAAGGAGAAA